GTGCCAGATGCAATTTTAAAAGTGGCACCTGTACCAACATGCACAACAGATTCTCTGACAAAAGCTACACTACCTGACGCTTCACTATCAGACTCTACCGTTGTGACAGTAGCTGCGGTAATGTCAAGTTGTTTAGGTGTTTTAAAAATTTTGTTGAGTGGACTTGCCTGATTAGAACTCAGAGCAGTGGCAAATCCACTGACACCAGTTAATTCAGATCCGTCACCGACAAATTTTTGTGCAGTGATGATACCAGTGGCACCATCACCTGTAATCGCAGCACCAACATAACCAGCTAATTTTGTGGCGTTTGATATTGCCATTTTACAACTTTTTTAGTTATTTATCACATTCTTATCGTGCTCGATCCCAAGCGCAATGTGCTCGATGTCCGTCAGCAAGAACATAGTGGAAGAAAATCTGATGATAATAGTATTCCTTCTCCTTTCTTCTGAGAATAATATCTCTCTTTCTTCGTCTTGGTGTCGGCATCGCATCACGCCAGTGTGGGCGTTCACAACCTTTGTAAATCATACCGTCGCCGGGTTGAAGAATCACAAAACGATTCTCACCAGGAATAAGAACAGATGTTCTCGTTTCATCGGTATAAGTGTCAGGAGTTTTAATCCAAATCGGCCAATCAGCATCTTCACCTTCTAAATTGGTGCTGACATGAACAGTTACTGAGATCTCACATGCATCACGGTCAGCATGTTTTGTTAGTTCTTGTCCAGGATTATAAAAGCGATCGTAGTAGTAAGTATTGTACAACTTACGACCAATAATCTCTTCTAGTTTGAGACGAATACCAGTGTGGATGTCACGGTACTGTGGATACCAATATCGAGAGGTAGAACCATCTACCTGCCCTTCATCTGGAACATAATTGAAGTGTTCGGGGTTTTTATCAAAATAGTTATATTGCCCCTTTCTTTCTGGAACAGGACAATAAAGTTCCATAGGATTCCAAAGATCTTTGATTACCAAATATCCATTTTTTTCAAAACTATCATTGCGAGTCCAAGCAGTTCCTGTATTTGTCGCTTCTTGGATTTTAACATCCAATTCTGTCATTCCTTCTGGCATTTTTACCTCACTTCCAACGGGGTCCAACAACCCAACCAACGATGGATTTACGAGTTCCCTTAGTTACTTTCAAAACTCTATGTTGTGTACGAGAGTCGAATAGAACGATCGTGCCGCGCTTACGAGGAACAATATATGGGTTGCCCCCTTCATCTAACAACTGAACGTTTCCACCCTCATAATCATCAGGATGAGAGAGTTGCATTGCGAAAGACAATTTACGAACTGTCTCGCAATTTTCATTGATGAAATCTTGAATATTTTCGTTATTATTACCTCTGTTGCCCACACTCATTGGTTTGTAATGTGTTGCCAACCCAGAATCATTATGCCATCCATAGAACTGACCTTCCCCATATCTGGTATATTGAAGACTCTCGCCATCAATATTTGTCAAATCATACAGAAAATTCTCACGATTTGCTCGCATGACATAGTGCCACAGAAAACCTGCGACCCAATGATTGCTGGGGATCCAGGTGTTCTGTGAATTTCTCTTCTCTTTGTTCAGTGCATCTCCCTGCAATCGAGAATCTGCCATCTGAGGATCAAATTTCTCTGTTAGATCTCTCTCGATGATGTCTACAATATCCTCTGGTAGGTCGGTGTAGTGCCAGACCGATTGAAATGCCATATACCTATGATGTATTCAGTGTAATTATATATCAAGTTTAAAAATAAATCAATCCCAATCGCTATTTTGGTTATAACTCTTAGAGAATTGAAATACGATAGACAATCTACCACAGTCATCCATCAGAAAATTGGGTGAAATTGCTTTATGTGATATATTTCCATCAAATACAACCGCTCTACCAGGTTTGGGTCTTACCAAACCATGATTTTCAAATGCAGTTCCAGATCCCCAATACCATTTCCATGTTGGATTTGCATATATCAAAACTGATTTGCCATCAAAATCTTTATGATACTCAGATCCATCGCCAGGTTTTACGCAATTAAAGTAAATCCTTCTAAGAACATCTGTTTTTGGTACGAATTCTTTTATTCTTTGATGAATTCTTTTAAATTCATCCGTGGATAAAATATTTGACATCTCACAACTACTTTGAAAAACTTTAACAAAGTATCTTTTCCTATTTTTGCTTTCATCATGATCTTTCGCAAGATGCCAGTCACATCTAGAATCAGTAAAAGCATCGTAAATCGTTTCCACATCAGATTGATTTACAAAATCATCAATTACTTCAAACATATTAGTAACACTCCAATTCCATAACCAGTGACATTCTTGGTTCCTCTCCTTTATATGGAATTACTTCATGATTCAAATATCCAGGAAAAATAATCATATTATTCATCTCTGGTTTATAATCAAAAAGTTTTTTTTCCTTGTCATCATAAAAGATAATATTCCCAGCGTCATCATCACTCTCTATTGGGGGGACATAAAGATAGAAGATTCCAACAATTGATTTTGAACTATGATTATGTATTCCCTCATTACATTGAAAATCTTTATCACTATGAAACAACCAACAATTTCTACCACTCTTAGGATGCACTTCAAATTTTAAGTGTTCTTTGGCGATTTGAATGAAGGATTCAAATAATCTATCATAAAGTGGGAAATGATCGTATTGATTTATTTTAATGGTCGGAAAATACTTTCTCGGTTCAACTTTTTCAATCCGTTGTTCATGTTGATTAACACAGTCTCTAATTAGAGTTGTTGAGTCATCAATCGGAATATTAATCTTCGTATTGATAAAATAAGTTTTAAAGTCAGAGTCATCTAACTTTATGTAATTGAACTCTTTTGAGATGTCAATCATGAGATGTAGAAATTAAAAGTAATCACAGTTTTCGCAAACTTTGTTTTTGGTCCAATATGAGGTAAAGATGGATCGAAGAAAACAACATCACCCTCTTCAACAAAAGGTCTATAACCAATTTTTTCATTAGGATCAAAAAATACTATACCATCTTCTGGATCATACAGATCTAAAAAATATGTTCCACTAAAAAGAGTGTTTGTCAGCGCATTACCTGTTAGATGGTTGTGTAAAAAGGTTTGATCTACGCCATTTGGTTCATATTGAAAATAAAAGAATGAGCAATTATTTACACCAGTTCTTCTAACAAAAGGCTCCGCAACATGAAATAAATTTGGCAAAAAGATATCAGAGTATCTCCTAGTTTCCTCTCTTGGTAAACTAAAATCTTCCTTAGTTAAATTGTGAAAACAACCTTTTCCTGGTCTCATTTTAGACATTTCATCTAAAATAAGTTGTTTATTCTTTTTATGATTTGGAAATTTTGTTTTATAACAATACGACGGTATCTCAAAGAGATCATATTCATCATATTGTGATTTGATAGGATTGACATTTTTTATCTCATCTAAAAATGTCTCATCTTTTTTCAACCAACGATCATGCATTACTTTCTTTCGTAGTCACATAAGTTAAAATTAATCACACATCTACTATCATAATTTGTAGGTGCAGTGCTTGAATGGTAAGTGTTACCTGGAAATACCAAAAAACGACCTCTTTTGGGCATGACTTCATCAGTGACGATAAAGTTATCTCCATCCCGTTTGTAAAATTTTGTAGGTCCATCAGAGTCTTTCACATAGTATATCATGACTTCATGGGGCATGTCATAATCCATATGTGGTGGATGATCTTTTTGTTGTACTGGCAACAAAAGGTTAGACTTTATCCTAATGATATATTTTGGCAGAGAGAGTTTCTCAACAAGATCATCCCACCCCAGATACGTCATAATATGTTCAAGGGCGGGTGAACAAATTGTATTTTCTTTATCGTTAGCGTTTACAAAAGAGTGAACAAACTGAGGAGCATCTGGATATCCAGATGCTAAGTGATATTCTGAACCACGTTGTGGATTATCACCAATGGTATTGGCATTAAAATACCAAGGAAATGCTGGATCTGAAAATAATTTTTCAAGATTGATTTGAGATTGTTCACTAATTACATCATCAAAAATTTTCATTATGGTGAGTAAACTCTAACAACTACACTTCCAGCAGATCCAGGACCTTGACCACTATTGCCAGGTGGATTTGATCCATTACCACCACAACCAGATCCTTGATCACCCGGTGAACTTCTATTGACACCTCTTCCAAATTCGTTCTGTGGAATGTAGGGGGACATGGGATTACCTCCCCACATTGCAGTAGGCATTGGTTGACCAGAAGATCCACCGGTTAGACCACTACCGGGAGTTCCATGACCATAAGTAATGCTATCACCGGGTTGTCCAAAAGGTGATGGACTAATGTCTTGATAACCGGTGCCAACATTTTGATTAGTTGTGTTATAACCACCCCCAGAACCACCAGGTACTCCGGTATTGCCTCTGCTACCACCAGATCCGCCCCGAACGGCGACAAGATATACTGGTTGTGGTGATGATCCAAAGTGAGCAGGATTGGCAGCCCCGGATGGGTTACCAGCTGGATATCCAACTCCCGTTGAAAGGCTTACACCAGGATAATATACAACACCACCGCCGCCGCCACCTCCGGCGTTTCCTAAGTCACCAGCACCACCGCCGCTGCCACCACCACCGGTTACAAAAATATCAGCAAGAGCAGCAAGAGTTGTTTCAGATCCAATTTCTCTGGTTCTTTCGGTTCTATACTTAATGTTAGCCGGTTCAGGCGAACCTGCTGATAGTGTAATGTTTCCAGTGCTCGGTCCTATGACAGTGTAGTTTGTGCCACTGACTGGACTAGGAGAGGGTGTAAATCCAGGTGCTGAGACGGAAACCGCCTGTCCAACAGACATTCCCAAACCAACTTTTCTAATTCCTTTCCTAGAAAGTGTTCTATTAAAAAGAAATCCCACTTTCAATTACCTCCTATTTTGCTGGTTGAACGGGCCAGGAAGAATGATTCGGATCACTCAACATTGCAACTCTGTCAAGACTAGAATTAGCTGGTAAGTCTCTCAACGCTTGTCTATAAGTTGCCCATTCAGCTGCCTTGCTGTTAGACAACTGAGAATCACCTGCCTGAGTCCAATCAGTGCCATTTAGTCTTTGATTTCTATCTCTTCTAAACTCATCTGCCAATTCCTCAGGGGTCATCGTCTTAGGTCCTGGTCTATCTTTAATCAGATATTTCAGTTGACTGGTGCTCCACTGGTAATATTGAGTCTCAGGATCCCAGTCCACACCACTCACAGGTATGACATATGGACCTGTCATATTACAAGCAGTAAGATCATCAGCAGTCCACGTGGACTCATCTGTTTTCGTCAGTCCACTAGGGAGTCTCAGTCTATCGACTGGTGTAGGTTCTTGTCTATTATGAGAGTAGAGAGACATTGTTCTTTTGCTTAGGTAATTTTTTATTGCTTATCAGCTTTCAATTTGCTCGTAAGAACAAATCACATCCAAGTCACCACCAGCAGATGCAGTGACGACAATAGAACGATCCTCTTCCAGATAAATCGCAGATGCTTTATCAATAACAACCAGAGTGGAGTCTGCTGCGACTGCTAAGGTGTGACCCAGCTTGTGTGCAGTACCGCCGCCATCATCCTGGTCATTCAGCGAGACGGTGATATCAGCAGATGAACTGCCATCGTCGTTGGCGACTAGGATGGTATTGATTTTATATACATAACCACTACCAGCAGCGTTACTGACAAGAGTGGTAGCAGCAGTGTCTCCTAAACTACGCATCGTAGTGATGCCAATGATTGTAGTTACGCCGACAATATTTGGAGCAGCCATGATAGTTTATTAAATGAACGAAATGGGTTTCTTAGATTTATTTATAACAAATTATTGGACAGATGTCAACGTTGGAGTGGTGGATCTCCAAGAACTAATCTTAGAGCATAAATTTTTCCCTTAGAAGGAACTTGTAAGTTGAGTAGACCACTACCATCACCAACAAAAGATGAAGCAGTTACAATTCCACTAACACTGATACCACCATTGATACTTAAAATTTGTCCAGATGGAACCGTGGCACCTTTTAGAAATTCAGGTCCCCCATCATCATTTCTATTTACAATAGAATTAACTCTAATCTTTGACATGGTTTTAACTAATGTATGTTAGTGCAACTACGTTACTTAACTGAATGACAGGAAGACCAGACATAGCAGTTCCGTCACCGACGAATGATGATGCGGTTAGAATACCAGATACGGATAGACCACCCTGGGCAGTAACAACAGAACCTGATACGCAAGTTGCTCCAAACCCAAAGGTTACGGGACCATCTTCTATGCTCTGAATGGCATCAACTTGAATTTGAGAAGGTTGTACTGGCATGGTTCTAACTTACTAAGTAAATAATTGCGACTGCGTTGCCTCTGGTAGGTCCACTCAATCCGGTAATTCCCGCTCCTACACCTTCAAACTTTGTAGCAGTAACTACGCCAGTGGCAGTGCTTACTTGAATTACATTATTTCCATCCACATCAGTGATTGGATTTTCAACGGCGATAGTTAGACCCTTTGTAAACTCAATTGCCCCATCATCTTGTCTATTGGTGATTTTGTTTACTCTTAATACTGACATTTCGTAATACCTCAGATAACAACGTAAGAAACACCAGAACCAACGGCGATAGTTGCACCTACACCAACAGTGACAGGTCCAACTTGCATGTAGTTATACGAAGTATTATCAAACGTGATTGAAGCTGTCACAGTATCTTTGTTGGAATATGCCGTTGCCGACATAATACCAGTATTCAACTGAGAACCGGAGAGATCCAGAGAATCACCCGATGGCAGTTCTTGAATCTGTTCAGTGCTTGTATTAAAAATTAGCGGGACTCTATCAGCCATGATGGTACTACTTTGTTGTTATTTATTAGAATCGGATGGTTCCTACACCACTGGGATCAGTGGTTGTGCGAAGACCAATCGTTGCAATGCCAGATGTTACATTTATATTTTGAACACCTAAGCGAGTGCCAATACTAAATGTTTTGTTGATAGTAACAACAGCGGT